CTTTTTTATTATGATTATGCCCATAATATGTAACACGAACAGTACGCATATTAAACCTCATTCACTAAAATTTTATTTGTAAATCTAACAAAATTGCAATACACACTATCTGGAATACTTGCATCAAAAACAGGAGTGTCACAAATATCTGCAATTAAAGGTCGTGGAACAAATGTATCAAAATCATTAGAAATAGAACCATTCTTTCCTATTGTAGCATTTTCATAAAAAGTTGTGTAACTATCACTATAAAATATTTCTGATGTACATCTTCCACCAGAATTATTTTTTACGTGACTTGTTGTACTGGGAGGAATACATAAATCAAAAGGATCTGTTGTAAAACTTGATCTATTAAATTTAGCTTCTATAAATAAACCATCATAATATAATCCACCAAAAAATGTATCTTCACATATTTGAAATGGTATACGTAGTTGTTCAATTACAGGATTTGTTGGTGTTCCACCACAATTAAAATTATGTGAATATTCAACACCTATTGAAATACTTATATTATATCCTGGTGGTAATAAAGCAGAACCTCCTCCGTTTGCGTCACAATAAAATTCAAAACCATTTAAAAATGGTTGTGTTCTTGTTTCAAAATTAGGATTATTTTGTTCAGGTATACTTGGATTAGGTATAAACTGTAAACTATAAGTATCTACTAAATTTGCTAAAAAATTTCTTTGACCTGGTTCAAAAGTACAACCACAACCAAAATCTGTAAAACCAAAATCATTTTGTTTTATTTCATAAAATTGGTAACAGGCACTCCAAAGATCAATTAATTGTGAATTTCCTTCTTGAATTAATGTAAATGGTCTTATATTACCAAACCCGTCTTCACCACATGGTGCAGGATTTGATCCATCTAACATAGATACTTCAGATCCATCACCAGTACAACTATATAAAAATGGTATAAATCCTGTATTACAATTACAAGATGTTTTTAAGTTACCTACATCAAAGTTACAATATGAATAATCTGAACTTGTATAACAATTACATTTTGTACAAGGAATAGTAAATATACTATCAAAACAATATTTCCAAGTACTTGGTACGGCTGGATTAAATCCTGATCCTTGACAAGCCCAACTACCACAATTAGCAACAACTCCTGAATTATTTATTCCAACACATGCTGGAGCAGCTCTAAGTTCTGTAGGGGTTTCAATTGTATATTGCATTGTAAGTTCATATGTTTCAAAATCTCCTGGAATATCATATGTTAAACTACTATTATTTTGACATTCATATATCATAGGACTTCCATTAGATTTTGTACATGGATATTTTACAGAAAATTGAAAGCTAAATTCATATGTTTTTCCAATACAGCCATTATAAATTGGACGACAGCAACTACCTACTACAGGAGGAACAATATTACAACAACATGCTTTTCTTGGCATCAGTATATCCTTCTAATATTTATATGACTGTATGCCATCATCGTCAGTATAATATATTGAATGAAATATTTCTTTACACCATTTTGCGCAGACTGGGCATGGTTTAGAATTTCTAAAATTACCAAATCTATTAAAACGAAAATTTAGAAGAGTTAGTTTTTCTCCTCTTAGGGACTTTGATATTTTACGATATGCATCGAGTTCAGAATGCATATCAGAACCACGATATCCCAAACGAAAAGTATCGGGGTGGGTCTTGAAAACATTCTGACCCACCGCGATAATTTTACGTTTATATATTATTAATGATATATGTTTTTTTTGTCTTTCCATTGCCATCGATAATGGTTTGGCAACTGGAAGATAATTTATAATAACATTATCAATATTCATTCTTTACACAGTTAACTTTAAACCACTTGGTCCACTAACACTACCTGTGGAAGTAATAATACCCTTATTCAAACTACTATCATATTGATTTTTTAGTTCATCTAATGGATCAATAGTAAAAGCAACAAAATCTTTAGGAACTGTAATTCCTGTTGCAGCCTTACTGTACATCATCCAAGGCATAAGACCAATCTGTCCACGTTCCATTGGAATTAAAATAGCAGGATCCTTAAACGTCCAAGACGTATCGTTTTCAACAAATCTTGTTAAAATTTCTTCACCCGAATTAAGTCTAAATATCTTTACATTACTCATATTGGTATCCTTTGTATATTTTAATTATATCACTCTTATTAATAATAGCAAGCAACAATCACATGAAAACATTTAAACAATATTTGTCTGAAGCCACTGAAACTAAACAATGCGATATAAATGGAATCTGCAAAGTTATTAAACAATATGAATCTTCAGGAAATGAAGATAAAATTTTAAGTGTTTATAAAGACAGTAAAAATTTAGATACTATTGCGCACGGTCACTTAGTAACACCAAAATCAGAAGAAATATTTAAAGAAGTATTTCCTGAAGAACATGTAAAAGATCCAAATTTTGGTTCTACAATTTTACGTAAGGGTGGAAGAATGACACCGGAACAAGCTGATAAATTATTGGCAAGAGATGTTGGTGTAAGAATTCCACAAGTTGAAAAACTAGTTCCTCAATTCAAATCATATTCTCCTGAATTGCAATCTCAACTTGCATCAGAACACTTTAGAGGAATGTTAGGTAAATCACCAACTGCATTGAAACATTTAAATGCTGGCAAATTTGATGAAGCGGGTAAAGAATTTTTAAATGCATCTGATTATAGAAATTCTGTAAAACAAAAAACTGGTATTGCTGGAAGAATGAAAGCATTATCAGATGCTATGATATCTGAACCAACTCGTCAGAAGAAACCTGCGAAGTAAACCACTCAGGTGCGTTACCAAGTTTCCATTTAGCAAATCTAGCTTTCTCTCCAAGATAGTATGCACGATACGCTGCTACTCCATCAACATTCTTGTATTGTTCTGGCATTGCTTGTGCAAAGTCAGTACAAATAGTATTTGGAAGATTACTTGGTGCATTGTTCTTAAACCAATGTGCCATACTAGTAGACTTATGAACCTTTTCATATCGGTTAGTATATTCTTCTGTCAACTCAAAAGTATGATTGGCTAACCAGTAATAATTGGACTTAGATGCTCTTGCCCAAATAGTACATGGATGATTATGAAAGCATGGTTTGTATAAAACCGGCTTATTGTCTTGCACCACATCTAAAGAATGAACTGTTGAAAGCATCTGACAACCTTCAAGAATCATTTTGACAACATGTTTATCGCACATCATCTGTGCAGCAACATACGGATCTTTATCTAAAACAAAAATGTTCATATACCTGAGTATATCACTATTTCAATATATGTCAATTATTTATTTGAGTCTTCTATACGAAGTACTGCATCTCTAAGACTTAACATTTTCTGTGCCAGGTCTTTAGATGTTATCTTTTCTTTTAAATATTTTTCATAACTAGATACTATAATTTTTGACTCACGAAAGAGTATTGCATATAGGTGGTCAATACGTTTTTGTTCTTCCGTGGACATGATATTAATATTTATTCTAATCCAGTTGTGTCATCGCGTACAAACCGAATAACTCTATTCATGTAAAAGGAAGACCATTTTTGTTTAACAGTATTCCATAACCCAATTCGATTACCTACCATGGGAAAAAAGAAATTAGATCTTTCATTAATTTTTGATGGAAGAATATATTTTTTATATAAAGTACCGGTAATTCTATCTGCTCTACCACTAACTTGCAAATAATCTATATTACACAATCCACTCAAAGATTCACTTATAATTTCAAATGGAGATATGTGGTCTGTTTTGTAATATTTGTCTTTAGTAATTATTGTAACATCAATTTTGTAATCAGTATATGGATTAAAAATATCTAAAGCATCACCTATTGAATTTACTTGTTCAAAATTTGAATATGATCCATATGTTTGTATAATATACTGTTCGTATAATGGATCTCTTTTTCTCAATTGTTCATATTGCATTCTTTGATATTGAGATCCCCAATATGCCACTCCTTGTGCTTCAGCAACATCATTTTTAGTTAATACATCATTTTGAAAATATTCATCGATAGATCCAATTAGAATATTTTTTTCGGTTATTGGAATTTTTGCATTTGGAGTTTCTGAAGGTAAGAGAGCACTACCTTCAATTGGGTACCCAGCAACATTTTTCTTTAAGGGTGCTGATTTTGGTAACTCCATAATAATATTTATTTATTTGCTATCTTAAAAAGACAGAGTACACTCAAAAGACTTTTAAGGTTCTCTAGAGAATACTATAGAATATACTATAGAATATACTATAGAATATACTATAGAATATACTATAGAATATACTATAGATATACTCTAGAGATACTTTAGTATGTATTATATAAAGTTATCTAAAGGTATCTTTAGATGGTTTAAAGTTACCTAAAAGTACATTACGTACATTGTTAGTATTAACAGGTTGTTGAGATATAAAAGTAGTATTGGAGTTCGATTTAATATACTGCTCACTCAAAGGACTTGGTGAATTTTTATATTTTTGCTGTAATTGACGAATTGTATCTTCTAAAGATTTCATAAGTATAGTATTTATAAATAGTTTTATGGATTACTTGACACAATATTACAAAAATCGTACAGTTCAATTACAAGAAGAATTGATCCGTTTAACGACATTAGTTGAATCAAGAAATATTCATTCTTTAAATGAAGGTTCAATAATTGATTATTTTACCAAACAATATGGTACTTATGCTTTATACCTAGCTGCAGGTGCAGCAGGACATGTTAAAGGTTGGTGGGAGACTGTAACACCAGAAGATATGATAATGACAGGTGTTAGTATTGCATTACCAATGCAAGCAATACCATATGAATTAATGGGTCAAGATATGCAAAC